GCGTCAATACGTTCAGCAATTTTTTCTTCTGCCATCTCAAGAGTAATGTAAAGAACATTCTTCCCCTGAGATAAACAGTTGGCAGCACAGTGGCACATGAACAAAGATTTGCCTACGCCAGTTCCAGCAAGAGCAACGTTAAGAGTTTTGTTTGGAATACCTCCCTTAGTAATGAGATTAAATTTCTCAAGATCAAAAGGAATTTTTACTTCATCTCTATGATAATACTCATAGCGTTGCTCAGCATTATCTACGTAATCGTGTCCGATATATTCATCAAACGATACTGCCAGGGCCTCTTGAAGGATGGATGGGATAGCATCTCTTGATAGATTTTTATCTGCCCCTTCAGCAATTTTGATTGACTGGAGTAAGGCGTTGTATATGGCCCGATCTTTACACCACTTTTCTGTGCTGTTGATAAGCCAATCTCGGTCAACCCACTCGGTACTGAATTGATTGATCTTTGTAATACTTTCTTTATAAACATCTTCAGTGAGATCATTTCTATTCTGTAGGTTAATTTCTAACACTTCTTTGGTGGGAAGTTTTTCATACTTAACAGAGAACTCTTGAATCTCTTCAAAAATAACTCTCTCATTTATTTCTTGAAAATAATCTGCTTTGAGAAAAGGAAGTACCTTTCGGTAATACTCTTCATTACAAAGCAGATTTCTCAAGATTGATTGTTCAATCTTCTCCGTCATTACTTACCCCATAAAGAAATTCAACTGCAGCTTGTTCCTCAAGTTTTGCCATCACTTCGTCAGTAAAGTACTGCTCGGGGGTTTTAAGAATTTCTTTACCATAAACTTTTTTACCATTGACTTCGTAGCGACCAGCAACATTCTTCCAGATTCCAGCACGTTCCCCCAATTCTAGCATACCGTAGTATTTTTCAAGACCACGCTCATCAAAGAACAGACGAGTCTCAACCTTAGATCCTTCTCTGGTTAGACGGGACTTCTTCGCCTCACACTTAATAATGTTTCCGACGAGATCTGTTCCATCCTTTTCTTTTTTCTTTGAAAGGTATATGATTGTAGAAGCAGAGTACTTAAGACCGCTACCACCACCCATTTCTTTTTGAGGAACGTAAGAACCAATAACATCGTAGGTGTGGTTTGTAACTAACATGGGAATATTTGCTTTACCAAGTTTCAATGTTAGAATTCTAAACACTGATTTGATAAGCTGGGCTTTTGTCATATCACGAACATTTTTATCGTCAGTAGCATCCTGAACTTCTTTGTTCGTAGAAAGCATACCTAGAGAATCAAGAACAAACATTAAAGGTTTACGTTCCTCTTTGGGTTGCTCTTTGTATTTATCAATGATACGAATAGCTTGCGTTCTAAACTCTTCAATTGTATCAATAGGAAAAATAACCATACGTTTGGAATCAATTTTCCTACTTTCAATCATCTGCTTATTAAGGGCAGACTCAGTTTCAAAGTAAATAACACCAGCATCAGGATTGGTATTAAGAAAATTCCGAACAACAGAAAGACAAAAGAAAGTCTTTCCTGTTCCTGATTCTCCAGCGATAGCGGTAATTTTATTTGAAGGTATTCCTCCAAATAATGATCCAGAAACTAAGGCATTGAATACGTAGCTTCCAGTGTCAACAAAAGATTCTACATCGCCAGCAGCAACACCATCTGAAACGAGTGAAGCGTACTCGTTTTTACTATCTTTAATAACTTGTTGTAAAAAATTCATAGTCCTCCTAATTAAAAAAATTCATGAGCGAAACTTTGTGCTCGGTATTCCATCCAATACATTCTACCACATTTTTGAGCGGTTCGTAAAATGACTTCTCGTATTGTTTTTTGTAGTCCACATACTTATCAAGATTAAGCTCTACTGGTAATGTACTAAAAAATGATATTACATTTTCTTGGATGGGGTTTGGCATCTTGAGGTAGAGAAACTTGATCTTCTCTCCTTCTTGGATAAGAGGGTACTTATGAGTAAGATTATTACTTCGTACATAGTAATTATACAGTAATGCACCTCTGACCTGAATAGGAGTACCCGATTTATAAATTGATCCTTTAGATCCGTATTTTTGTAGTCCATTACAACCTCGTGGGAAAGCAATATTAAGATAGTTTTGTTTACGAGTATCTTCTTTTATCTGCTCAATGAAATCAATAAGATCATCATTGTTTTGATTGATAATAATTGTGTATGCTTTATACAACTTATCTCGGAAGTACGCTGGAGTAGAAGATCGGGCGGTCTCCATACCACAGATTTTCATCTTAGGTTCTTTGTAACGAACTCCTTCACTATCCCATACGTTAAGAACATAGCGTTTCTTGGCAGTCCAGAATCCACGATTGGCAATATTCTCTCGTTTCATTACCATTTTTTGATCATAAGCATTTACATAGTCAGCCAATTCTTGGTAAGAACTTTCAATATACTTTTCAAGTTCCACCGAACAGATCTTATCAAGGAACGAAACAATGCTTTCATTAGTTTTCTCTCGTCCCTTGAATATAGTTTCAACCAAAGGACCCAAATTAAGGTACATAGAATCAGTATCACAAGCAATGACATAATCAACCTTATTAGTTTTGAGAATTTTATTTAAATACTGATTCATTTTTGTTTCTATCCAACGAATAGAAAGCTGTCCCGAAAGAGTAATAGCCTCAGCAATTTCAAGTTTGTAGTAACGAAAGTGTTCATTACCAATAGCACCATAGGCAGAATTAAGTTGAATCTTACGAGCCATTTGAATGTTATTGCAACGAGAAATCTCTTTCTTTAATTCCACCGTTGGATTGTTTTCATACTGTTGCTTGGCAACCAGCATTTTTTTCTTGTAAATAGTACGTTCTTCATAGATTTTTTGCATGAGCTTTGGTAGGAATCCTTGACGCTCAGTTGTATAAAGAGTGCCATTAGCACAGAGAGTTTTTCCTGACAAGTCGCTTAAATCTATCTCCCGATTTAATAATCTATCTACGTTGGCATAGGGATGTCTTTCTGGCAGAAGAGTTTCTGGAGAAAGATTATACTGCATAATCAAATGAGGATATAGAGAGTTCAAGTCAAAGCTGACAATCCAATCATACATTCCTGCGACAGGTTCTTTTACAAAAGCACCGGCATACTTATTATCTTTACTACTTTCTTTTTTGGGAGGAATAGTAATTTTTTGTTTTGCCAAATAAACATAAATGATGTTATCCCACATCCGAACTTGAGAATATACATCCTCAAAATTTACTTTGGCGTCGTATGCCATAGTAAAAGCAAGATCAAGTAGTTTCATCTTGTCGTCTAATTGATCAACAAGGCGAACGTCAATGATGTTATACTTGACAAACTTATCCCAATCCTTAGTATAAAATTCTTTGAAAGTATCAAACTCGGAATGATCAAGTTTTTTAGTATCAAGTTCTACAGAAGCAATATGATCTAAGCGATATGATTCTTGATTAGTGTACGTGAACTTCTTGTAAAGTTCAAGATAATCTAATGTGGCTATGCCCATAAGATCATAAGCAAAGTTCTTACGACCTTTAATAAAAATCTCACGAGACATAGTATTCTTCCACGGAGAGAGAAGACGAGCTTCGGTTTCCCCAATCATACGCTCAATCCTACGATAGATATATGGAATATCAAACAGTTGAACATTCCATCCAGTAATTACATCAGGATAATTCTGTGTCCACCAATGAAGGAACCCATTTAATAATCCAACTTCCGATTCAAAATGTAAGTAGTTAACCTCTTTATCATAATTGTCATAAGCACGAGATCCAAACACAATGATTCTATTCATATCACTATCTTTAATACTGATCAAAAGAATCTCTTGATCGGCAGATTCTATGTCAGGAAATCCATTCTCGGCACCAGTTTCAATGTCAAGAGTAAATACACGAATCTTACTGGTATCGTATTTGATTTCGTCATCAGGATATTGTTCAAATATATACTGATTCAAAAAACGAGTCTGTCCATAGATTTGAAAATCTTCAATGTCTTTATGATCTTCAATAAATTGCTTGGCATCACGAATGCCTCCCTGCTTTACCGGACGAACATTTTTTCCGTCAAGTGTTTTCCATTCTTCCTGCTTTGCTGAAGGAAGAAATAGAGTTGGATTAAATTGAACTTTGTCTTGAAATTTTTTACCATTTTCATAACCACGAACCAGAATAGAATTTCCGGATTGTTCAACACTGGTGTAAAATTTCATTCTTCAGATTCTTCAGCAATAGGGGTAGGTTTTTCTACGTCAACTAAACCACGATATTGATTGTAAATAAAATCTGTTGGATCAGCAATCAAGCTAATCTCAGATGATCTCACAATAAACTCACGGTCTCTGGCGTACAGAGGGAACACTCCCAAGCAAGTGCCCTCTATTTCATACGGGTATTTTAGCACACAATCCGGATCTCCGAACTCCACATCCGGAATTTCTTCCATTTCAGAAATGATCCATATTCCAGAAAATCTAATTAATTTAATTGTTTCATTCATTCTTCGTTCACTGGCATAGTTGGTTCTGCATCATTAATTATTGGGTAATATGGTTTTACTACTTCAATATATTTTTCCAAAATTTGATCTTTTGGATCCCCGATAGTAATAATGTAATCAAAAGGAACTCTAAATTGTAGACTTTTAGAAAAAGGAGACCATTGTTGAAAAATAATTTTTACTTCACTGTCGTCATTAGCGTCTTTAGGATGCGTATATGAAATTACCATAGGAATTTCAAACAAAAAACACAATGGTTCATCTGTTTCTTCAACTGTTAATTCAGTTAATTTAGATATGATATGCTGTTTGTTTTTAAGCATAACAATTTTAATGTCTTCCATAAATTTAAGCTCACCTTATTTTTATTATAGCACAAAAAGAAAAAAAGAGCAAGGGCTGATTCTGACCAGCCCTTGCTCCAGCGACAACGATACGACTTATTTATTCAGTTAAAAGCTGAGGATCTAAGTGTCTGCCAATATTATATACTGTTCTTTTTTGATCTTCTGGAATAATTTTTTCTAATGAAATTATTAATAAACCATCCGTAAAATCTACTTCAGATACTTTTACATCTCCTGCCAGTTGCCACATATTGGTAAAGGAACGTTTGGAGATACCTTTGTGTAGGTAATTTCGTTCAGTATCTGGTTTCGGAACATTGGAGGCAACTCGGAGAATGTTTTGTTCTGTAGATACTTCAATCTCTTCTGCTGAAAATCCAGCCAAAGCGATTTCAATTTCGTAATTGGCACTATCATATTTGATTATGTTATAAGGCGGGTAGTTTGTATTGTGGCCAGACATTGATTCCAAACGAGTAAAAATATGATCTAATCCAACATTGAATGGTTGATATACTTCCCAAGTAAAATTTGTCATTGTGTTTCTCCTTAAATAAGCGAGTGTTTTGATATGAGACCCCGAAGGCATCTCTTAATAATTTAGCGTAGAAAACAAAAAATGGTAAGGCGTAAAACCCTACCATTATTGTTCGGACATCAGTATAGTATATCCTTGTTTACGATACAAATCCAAATAATATTTTCCCCAAGGTATTAAAATCCACACCACTTTATTGTCTGGTGTTAAAAATTGAACATTAACTGTTCTCATTCAGGTTTTTTTCTACCAATATTATACTTGCTTTCAAGAGTCCATTCTTCTTTTTCTTTAAAAGCAAGAACTTTAATCTGGTTAAGCGGAGCAACGTCAGTAATTTTGTCTGCTTCTACAACAGTAATCAATCCCCAATCAGAAAGAAGTTGAATAATTCTGTTACGACGTTGGACATCATTCAAAGAAAGGTTTGTATGCTTCCCGTCAAGAGCAAAAAGTTCTTTGAAATGAACAATATAATACCTACCTTGCTTATGAAGAATGTGGCAAGATTGATAAATCTTTTTTTCTTTACGAGAAGCAACGCCAATACGGGTAAGGGTTTCACGAACTTTTAAAAAGTCATCTGGCTCAGCCAGAGAAATCTCCACCATATCAGATTGTTGCCACTGAATTACAATATCATCGGTCATTTTGTTCCACCCTTATACAATGCTTTTTTTATAATATCAAGTTGATCTATCGTAAGAATCCTTAATGCTTCAAGAGCTTTAGTATGACTATAGCCATAATACTCTTTTACCAATTCAAGATGTTCTAACGTTTGTTTTTTAACCCAAGGAGAGAATCTCCTTCTTGGCTTCAAAGTATTTATAAAAAAGTCGTACTGTAGCTTCTTTGGTAGATGAGCATTTTTGTTCATCTCATTAGCATACAGCACAGCATCGGTAAAGGAAGACAGACATTTATTAACGATGTAAGGAGGATACCCCGAGGTAGCCTCCGCATCATCTTTCAAAATATTCTTTTTTGTTTGATTAATTGAGTTTAGATAATCTTTTAATTCATATTTCATATAGCAGTTACGCCCATCACCTTGGCGTTAGGATTCCTTGCGAGGGCTGTCTCACGAGCTTCTTGATAATTACGGACTTCCACTTCTTCGTAGAAAACTTTGCCGGCGACATACAACTGAACTTTGCAACGCATGATTAAAATCCTCCGTGTGTTTCCTGAATCATAACAGAGTCCCAGGCCGAGGGAGCCTCGGTGAGGCCAGTTGCAGAACTGTCCCATTTGCCAGGATGGTATTTTAAAAACTCCCGAAAGGTCATTTTCATTTCTTTTTGTGTCATACCACAATGGGTAGCAGCTTGAGGTAAGTTCATTTTAGAATGATACAATGCCCAATTAGCTTCATCAACATTTTTTGGTGTAGTTTTTACGCTCATAGATAACGAACCTCATCAACATAACCAGCTTCAATAGCTGTCTTAATCATATTATCAGAATAACTATTTGGTTTTGGTAAAGCAGAAAAATAAATTACATAGTATGCTGAGCGATAAAGATGCTTAAGTAGTGCTCCATTACACACAGCTTTTTTTACATTGTCAGTTCTTTGTGCTCCCGGTCGTTTTTTACCACCAGTATGTCCACCTTTGGCTTCAACATATTCTGTTCGTGTTGGAAGATCTGCAATATAATCCAGTTCAATACCAATTTCTTTTACACAATAATCTTTACCAACAACAAAACCTCCTTTTGAAATGAGATCTTGTTCAACTAAGTATTCAAATTCATCACCAGATTTTTTACTTTCAGATTGAAAATTGTTCATTTAAATTCGCATCCCATCATAATTTCAGTCATACAAGCAAGAAGATTAATCTCTTGGTCAGCAACAACAGCAATGTCTCTCATGTACTTGGCAATGATCAATACAGCCTCAGGAATTGAAGGACCTTTAAGAGTGTCATAAAGACAGTCGTAAAGTTTCCTCATGACAATTGCTGGATCATTATCAACATTATCCACCACCCATTTTTTGACGGTAGTAAACTCTTTGTTCTTCAAAGATTTGATAAGATCATCAATGTTGATGTCGGCAATGTCTACCAAGATAGCAGAATCAATTTTGCCATTGGCTGAGTGACGTTGAGTTTCATTAATCAACCTACGCCAATCAGGATAGTATCGCTTGATAAGTTTGAGAAGAACTTTATCTTGATACTCAATTTGATTGTCGTCAAGTATATGCTTCAGGCGAAACAAAAACTTTGCTTGCAGTTTATCTTCTTCTGATTTCTTGATCTTGAAGTCAACAACAGTACACCGTGAGTGTAGTGGTTCAATGATCTTGTTTGGAAAATTGCAAGTAAAGATGAATCGGCAGTTGTTGTGAAACTCCTCCACAGCGGTCCTGAGCGAGAGTTGGACATCTTGGGTGGTGTTATCTGCCTCGTCAATAATGACGACTTTGTGGGCGGCCCCAGAGGTCAATGAGACTGTTGTGGCGAATTGCCTGACCTTGTTCCGAACCGTATCTAGAAAGCGTCCCTCATCAGATCCGTTGATCACAATGTAGGAAGCATCAATCTCATCACAGATTGCTTTTGCTACGGTGGTCTTGCCGACGCCAGCAGAACCACAAAAAAGAAGATTAGGGATTTCTTTCTGTTCAAGAAACCCCTTCATGGCATCTTTAATATTCACTGGAAGAATACAATCCTCAATAGTGTGTGGCCTATATGACTCCACCCAGAGAAATGGTTTATTTTTATTCATCAAGGTTCAAGAGCAATATAGTAAACAAGAGGAAGAGAAGTATGCTTCCATTCAGTAATCAATTTACTGGAAATTTTTACAGTATAATCTCCTGGCACAAGATTAACGTTTTCCATTTTCATTATCAACTCGTACTCTCCAGTATTGTCACCCAGAATTTCTTGAGAGTACACATTACTGGTTTGATTTTCTTTGTCACATAAACTCAGAGTGACAGTACCTCCAGCACTAGATGCAAAAACAAGATCGGGAATGGAATAAACATTCGCTGCTCTGCGAAGTGCTTTCAATTGATTGTCATTAATAGAAAACTCAATGTCTGCTCCAGGAAAATTGACTTTACGATCAGGAGCAGTTTTCAAAGTAATCTCAGGATCGGAGAAATAATACTTAGCACTCCTGCCATCACCACGAATTGTCAAATACTCGGCGTTACTAAATTCCAGAACTGGGTTTTGAAAAAGAGAAAGCCCAGCCAGAAATTGATTAAGATCATAGATAGCAAAGGTCTGAGGAAACACTTCTGTGCAATCATATTGAGAGATCAGATTTTCTCCTGCATTGATTGTTTTAAGTTCAGATCCTTCCCGAATTAAAATAGAGCCATTGATAGTAGAATAGTTATTTAAAACTTCTTTAGTTTGTTGAGTAAGAATTACGTTGTTCATTTAAATTCCTGAAGACCGTTTTCAATACGGGTATAATGTTTATCAAAGTGAAGTAGTAGCATAGCATAATGAATCACTTTTAGCAAATCCCGTTTGCTACGACCGTCTTTATTCCCATAGCGACTACCATACTTGAGAATGTTTGCTTGACAAAAACCAGAAGCCAGCTTCTTGGCTGCCATCAAATCAATTGTTTGGATGTTTTCACAATCTTTTTCGTCTCCGCAATAATGACCATTATACGTAGTGATCACATAATCTTCAATATCTTTGAGAATTTCCTTCTCGTTGTATTTCCATACCATAGTCATTCCTCCATAACATAGTGTAGATCTTCATGATAGCACTCTTTCAGTTTCCCGTCAAGTGTCTTTACAAATAATTTAACCCCAGTGCCTCCCAAAATTTTGACGGAGTTGCCATCCCGAAGAACGGCAACGTTACCCACATAACCATGAAACTCAGGCTTCTTAATTCGGAAATACATATATAGTTTCCTCAGGAGTTTCTTCTCCAACACTGGCATCAATTTTGTCGTACAGTTCCATAAAGACGGTCTTAGTTTCGTCATCAAAACGATTCACACAAACTTGAATTGCTTTCATACGCTTACCGAAGATACTATAAGCACGAACGATATGAGTCAAACGACGAGTGCTAATGATTTCGTCTACCCCACCATCTTTGAAAGTTTTACGAATGATGTCTGCCCAAGTAGCAAGCTTCCCACAAAACTCTTCATCAAGACAACCAAGTTGAGCAGAAAGTTTTTCAAGAATTTTTTGCTCAGTTTTCGGTGACGGATAATCTTGTTCAAAAGTAAGAGCAAAGCGTTCAAGAAAAGCTTCATTCAAAACATTAGTTCCAATAAACCGCCCATCGTCAGAACCCTTACCTTTAGTGTTGGCAGTAGCAATAACAGTAAACCCTTTTGATGGTTTAACATAGCGACCAATCTTTTTCAGAAAGATACCGCTACCTTCAAGAATTGATTGAAGACACATAATCTTGTTGGAAGCAAGATCAATTTCATCAAGCAATAGTACAGCACCACGCTCAAGAGCTTCAATTACTGGGCCATTATGCCACACAGTTTCTCCATTAATCAAACGGAACCCACCAATCAAATCATCCTCATCAGTTTCAATCGTGATGTTGATGCGAATCAATTCTCGTTTTAGCTGAGCACATGCTTGCTCAACACCAAAAGTTTTACCGTTACCAGACATACCAGTGATAAACACAGGATAGAAGATCCCAGAAGAAATAATCTTCTTAACATCACTGAAGTTACCAAAGCTGACGAAATTAGCATTTTTTTCAGGAATCAAATTTTGATGAATAGATACGACATGCTCAACAAGTTTCTCTCCGACAGGCTCGGCAGCAGGAGCATGATAAGTAGTTTCAATATCTTGAGCAGTCAGGTTCCAACGACCATGACCAGTTTTGTATTGCTCCAGACGTTTAGCAATAGTAGGATACGAAGATCCGAAATCTGCAGCGGCGGCGATGATAGCATTGCTACCAAAGTCATCGCCAAAGTTAACTGAAATAAAAGCAAGCAGTGCTTCCTGATCAATCATTGATTTACGAGCCATAATAAAAATCTCTGTTTGTGAATGAAGTAATTGTAGCAAAGATTGGGCACTTAGAAAGTGCCCAGTGGACAGTTGTGAAATTGGTCAGGAGACCAGAGTAGCAAAAGAAGACAGAAGCTTTTTGTTTGTCGTCTTCTTCTTAAGCATAGTACGGAATGCCTTGCCGATGTCAACAGTGGATGCCTCTTCATCAACTGTCATAGTGGTGTCTGCAGAAAGATCGTGTGAAGAAATGGCATACAAGGCATCGTACCCCATACCATTAATTTCATATGACTTGTCTTTACGCCACACTTTCATAGCATCTTCTGGAATAATTTTTTCATCAGATTTATAAAGCAATCGGCAAAGATAAGAAAAACTATTACCACAGGTAATTCTGAAACCAATCAAATTAATTTCAGGAAAATTATCTTTTAAATTTTCAAGAAGAATTGCGGTCAAATTACTATTCAAATCATCTGTGTTAAAATTACGATAAACATAGCCTATCTTACGATCACGAAGAGCATTATTATTGCTGATGTAATTTTTGCCCAAATAATTATAATTATTGGCACGAGAATTTTGGAGTTTTACATCATAGTTGAGATGATTGCCATCGCCATCAGTTAAAATTACCACGTTAACTTTTTGAAGTTTATTCTTAGTTTTAAATTGAGGAATAATTTGATGAAGGGCAATAATAGATTCATTGAGAGGAGTACCGCTTAACTCTAAACCTGATGGGCAAGTGTAACGAACAGAATTATACGTACCATCTTCTCTACA